AATGGCATACTGTTTGGCGTGGTACCACCGAAGACGATCACCAACAATACATTGGTCGTTGGAGAGAGATGCAATTTTCTGTTAGTCCTAAGCTAAGTGGTAGTGGTGAAAAATGGCAGGATGCTATCAAACCAGAAATTATCACTGAATATCAGCAGTTTGGAATGACATACTTAAAATTTGTTGTAGGCACACATGACGCAATGTTAGAAGTTGAGCGAGCTGTAAATGAGTACCGTAATGCTGGGTTTATGGGACAAGTTTATATTATGCCAGTTGGCGGCACTACCGAGTTATACGATGTTCATAAAAAAGACATTGCCGAATTTGCATTGAATCTAGGCTATAATTACAGCCCACGTCTGCATGTAGACTTGTGGGGCAATGGCTGGGGCAAATAAACATGGCCACTGCTAAGAAAACAGGTGCTGCAAAAAAAGCAGCACCCAAAAAAGATACCAAGAAAGTTGTTGCCAAAACTATTCCACTCAAGGTAACGGCCAAAGCCAGAGATCCCAAGGCTGTGGCCACAAGAAAGAAAGAGCCTTATGTGGCTGTGATTGGTGTTGAATTGGACGACACCAATCCCGGCAACGGAGCATTTGAACTGGACTGGAACGAATATTTTGTTGCTAAACTTGTAAGAGCAGGTTACACAGGCAACGATGATGCCCAAATTGTGGACCGCTGGTTCCAGGACATTTGCCGAAATGTGGTCATGGAAAATTTCGAACAGTGGGAAGCCAATCAGCCCAGAGAAGATAGACTCACACTGCAACGCAAAGATTTGGGCAACGGCAGGACCGAAGTGAGCTGACTCCAAATTTAGTGGTTGACATGGAATAAATAAAGTGCTATTATTACTCCATGAACTACTTGATTGTCGATACTGCTAACACATTCTTTCGGGCTCGCCATGCAGCCCATAGAGCCAGCACACTGGAAGAAAAAGTAGGCTTTGCTATTCATGTGACTTTATCCAGTATCTACAAGGCCTGGCGTGATCAAAAGGCCAATCATGTGGTTATCTGCCTTGAGGGTAGAAGCTGGCGCAAGGACTACTACACTCCCTACAAGAAAAATCGTGCTGTGGCTCGTGCGGCACTCACCGATGCCGAACTAGAAGAAGATCGTGCATTTTGGCAGGCCTTTGACGATCTCAAAACATTCTTCTACGAAAAGTCCAACTGCACAGTCTTGCGTCACGAGAACCTTGAAGCAGATGATCTTGTGGCAGGCTGGATACAAAGTCATCCCGCAGACAATCATGTGATTGTGAGCAGCGACACAGACTACTATCAACTGTTAGCAGACAATGTCACACAGTACAATGGAGTGTCGGACGAACTTCACACACCGGAAGGCATCTTTGACTACAAAGGCCGGCGTGTGATAGACAAGAAGACCAAGGAACCCAAGGTTATTCCTGATCCAAAATGGCTGCTGTTTGAGAAGTGCATGCGTGGTGATGTGAGTGACAATGTGTTTTCGGCCTATCCAGGTGTGCGAGTAAAAGGCAGCAAGAACAAAGTAGGCCTGCAAGAAGCATTTGCCGACATGGACCGTAAAGGTTTCAATTGGAACAATCTCATGTTGCAACGCTGGGTTGACCATAATGAAATTGAACATCGCGTGTTGGATGATTACGAACGCAATCGCACCTTGATTGATCTTACTGCGCAACCTAATCATGTGAAGAGTTGGATGGCAGAAACCATTGCTATCAATTCTGTGACAAAAACTATTCCACAGATTGGAGTTAAGTTCATGAAGTTTTGCGGTAAACACAATCTTGTAAAAATTGGTGACCAGGCACAGCGGTATGTAGACTTTTTGAATGCTGGCTATCCGGAGAAAACATGAACAAAGAGTTGTTGAGAAAATTACAGTTACAAGCAGGTGGATCACACTATCCTGATATCAATCCGCAAATACAAGAAAAGTTTGCCGAGTTGATCGTCGGGGAGTGTTCTAGGATCGCCGATGATTGGGTGAATAACGAAGACAATGGTGAGAACTACCCCAGCGACAAGATCAAACAACATTTCGGAGTTGAAGAATGAACGAACGAATTAAAGAACTTGAATCCCAATGTTGGGAACCTCGACAGTATGGCCCTTCTTGGTTTAACTCAGAAAAGTTCGCCGAGTTGATTGTTAGGGAATGTATGTCAATTATCAAACAAGGGGATGGGTTAGGTAACGAAGATGATTTTGATAAAGGATTTCAAGCAGGAATAGCAATGGCATATAATCGCATTAGGGCACAAATGGGAGTTGAAGAATGAGCACACCTAAAATCGTTTTTGATCCTGCGTTTTTTGAAAACTTTGAAGGTACTCAGGAAGAGTTGGATCAAGCCATGGAAGAAATCGTGCAGATGTTTGAAGGTAAAACAGCCGAGGAGATCCGGGCCATGAGCCAACCGGTGGATTGGGACGATCTGGAGCCCGACCAAGCAGAAAAACTCGTCAACGCACTAGACTCCAAAGGAAGGTACTTGCAATGATCACTCTCAAAGAATGGATGGAACTGGTAGAATATCGCATCACTGAAGGCGACAATTACCTGTGGCAGTGTTTTGGAGATAACGCCTTCGGCCTCAGTTCTTGGAACGGAGACCACGATGGCTGTAGTTTTAACATCGTGTTTGATTCCAACACACAGGTGGTCTACACTGTTGAAGCCTGTGATTTCAAAAATCAGCGTGCCTATCGCATGATCAATCCCGATTACAAGGCAGCGCACGACGATGAAGCTCTCGATCGCAAGGTCGATCCCAAACAGGCCTGGGATGATGTTAACTATGTGGACCTAGAAACCGACGACGACTTTATCCAGAAGGCTCTGGCCATCCGCGCAGGTGAGGACTATGACACCCGAGTAGAAGTGCCCCTGGACTTGGATGAAACAGTTTTGTTCGAGCTGATGAAGGTAGCACATCAACAGGACATCACGCTGAATCAGCTGATAGAGCGCATCATACGAGATGCCATAGATCAAGCGGAAATGCTAAATGACTGGACCGGTGTCGGTCCACTAGACAGCCAATACCCCGATGGTGATGGATATTGGGTCGAGGATGGCGATAAAAGCAAGAAAAAGAAAAAGAAAAAGAAAAATGATGACTAAACCGGCCTCAAGTCCTGATCGACACAGTTTTCAACGAGAAGGCTATGTGAAACGCATGGAAGAAAAAGGTGAAACTCCCAACGAAGACTATATAAACATGTTTGCTCGCATACTCGAAGATCACAAACACAAGTTTGACGATCCCGCCAGCCGAGAAAACAACCTTGAGTATGATCTCCTGACCACTGACTGGATCTTGACCAAGGTACGAGAAAGCGATGCGTATGCGCAGAATCTCTACGCAGCCATGTGCAACACAGAGTGGCAAAAGCGCGAAGTCATGCCCATACTACGAGACGAATATTGGTCCTGCTCCTGGCGCTATGCTGGCGGCATTATCGCAGACATGCGTGAGCAAGGGGACTATATAGACTGGTATTGTTCGGGCATGGGTCCTGACGGAAATGGCAACGGTCACGGTAATGACCCCACTAAAACTTATGTGGGTGAAGGCGAAGTCACAGAAGAAATTGCCGATGACCTATACAAGCTAGGCTGGGTATGCAAAGAAGATAAGGGAGATTGACATGACTGAATTCAAAAAAGAAAAGTTTGGCTATGAGCCTACCACCATACAGCTCACTCGTGGCCAAATAACACAGATGTATGAAATGATTAATCATTTCAATGATCAAGAAACATTTGCTCTCAAGGTAGAAGATGGAAAACTGAGTTTTAATTTTACCATTGAATTTGAACCAGAAAATGACAAACAGAAAGCAAGGTAAAACCAGCATGACCGAACTCAAAGCAACCCCTGTGGTAAAAAATAAATTTTGGATTGTGGAAAAGGATGGTGAAAAAGTGGCCACTATCCAAACCACCAACGATGGCATTGTATGGGTAGACTCGGCCAGCAGAGAAAAGTATCCCACAATCAAGATGTTGGCCAACAAACACAATGTGGAATTTGTGAAACCCACTGCTAAAAAGAAAGAGAAACCTGCTGCTGAAGTAAATGGATTTCCTTCTGTAGGCAAACCTTACAATGCATTATATGATGTGAGTAAACGGTTACCAATTTACACCAAAAACAATAAAAGCAAAAGTTTTTACTGTGCCGGTTATTACCTTGTGAAGTTGAATCATAACTGGACCAAGGCATACAATCCTAAATTAATAACTTTGCAAAGATATGATTTTCAAGGACCGTGGCGCACCGCCGACGAACAATTGCAGGCTGCAAGGAAGTGTTATGGACTATAAA